ATGGCAATGGAATTATCTTCTCCACCGGGAGCGCCGGCTGTAGTGCTGCTCTCCGGCGGTCTCGATTCGGCCACCACTTTGGCGATCGCGCGTGACAGAGGGCATGCGTGCTATTGCCTGTCGCTGGATTATGGTCAGCGACACGGTGCCGAATTGAACGCGGCAAAGAAGTTGGCAAGCAGTTTGGGTGCGCGTGAGCACCGCGTCATGAAGCTGGATCTCGCGGCCTTTGGCGGTTCGGCGTTGACGGACGAGCATATCGCCGTGCCGACGGAAGGCGTTGGTTCCGGTATTCCGGTCACCTACGTGCCGGCGCGCAATACCATCATGCTCTCGCTGGCGCTTGCCTGGGCTGAGGTGTTGGGCAGCCGCGATATTTATGTCGGTGTCAATGCAGTCGATTATTCCGGGTATCCGGATTGTCGGCCTGAATTCATTGCGTCATTCCAGGCGATGGCCAATCTCGCGACCAAGGCTGCGGTGGAGGGTGCCAGACTGACGATTCATGCGCCGCTGATCAGCCTTTCCAAGGCCGACATCATTCGTCGGGGCGTTTCGCTTGGCGTCGACTATGGTATGACGATTTCGTGTTATCAGGCGGACGAGGGCGGAAGGGCTTGCGGTCTTTGCGACGCATGTCGGTTGCGGCAGGAGGGTTTTGCCGCCGCGGGAGTGACTGATCCCACTGTCTATCAGGATTGATTGCTGAGCGGCGTTGACAGCGTACGGTACCTTCTCTATAATTCGCCGTTCTGTTTTTGCGGGTCGGTAGCTCAGTCGGTAGAGCAGCGGACTTTTAATCCGTTGGTCGGGAGTTCGAATCTCCCCCGACCTACCAGAAAGCAGATGTTTTGTAGTAAAATGCTGTTTCGGTATGGGGCGTTAGCTCAGTTGGTAGAGCAGCGGACTCTTAATCCGTTTGTCGAAGGTTCGATCCCCTCACGCCCTACCACGGATTATCAAGCACTTAGGCCAGTTCATCGGAACTGGCCTTTTGCTTTTTGGCTTTCATGTAGCCACTATGTAGCCGTTTTTCGCAACGTACTTCCAATTGTAGCGCGGCGCGAGTAATGGCACAGTTTTGCGCGACTTTTGGCACATGCGTTTTGATGAAATAGCCGCGTTAAAACAGCCCGCCCCCCGTAGAGCTGGGATCGTAATTTGTGACCACCAATTCGCCGGATTCTTTGGGCGCCCCATGAGTGTTTGAAACACTGTATTTAATCCCCGTCTCATGGAAGACCAACCCATCAAAACAAGACCTAATTTCCGGGTGGTCGTTGATCGAAAGCATGGCCTTTCCCTTGATCGACTTCATGGCGCTGGCCAGTGCCTCATACTGCCCCCAGTCGAAGGGCACGCCGTAGCCCTCGGTCTGCCAGTAGGGAGGGTCCATGTAGAAAAAGGTGTGCTCTCGGTCGTAGCGCTTGACGCATTCATCCCAGGGCAGGTTCTCGACCGTCGTTCCCCCGGCGAGGCGAAGATGCGCGGCAGACAAGTTCTCCTCGATCCGAAGCAAGTTGACTGATGGTGACGTCGTCGCGGTACCGAAAGTCTGACCAGCAACCTTTCCGGCAAAGGCGTGATGCTGCAAATAGAAGAATCTTGCAGCTCGTTGAATATCCGTAAGCGTCTCGGGTTTCGTCTCTTGGAGCCATTTGAACACCTGGCGGCTTGAAAGCGCCCATTTGAATTGCCGGACGAACTCCTCAAGGCGATTCTGCACTACACGGTAAAGGTTGATCAGTTCACCGTTTACGTCGTTGATCACTTCAACAGGCGCCGGCACCTGCCGAAGAAAATACAGCGCAGCGCCGCCACAAAACACCTCCACATAGCATTCATGCTGCGGAAATAGTGGAAAAAGCCGGTCAGCCAAGCGGCGCTTGCCGCCGATCCACGGAATGATCGGATTGGTAATATGCATGGTTTCGTCTCTGTGCTAGGCTTCAGCCCGCTGTGTGCACAGCACGGTGCCTCGGCCAAACGCAGCTCATACCTGCGGGCGGTGGCTACCAGGCGTGTTCCCGCACACCTGGTGGTCGCACCGTCTCCTCTACTTAAGCAACCCTCACAGCAATCTCTGCGCGCCCATCTTCGAGGATTCGATTAACAACGCCGACGCAGCGCTTCATCTGCGAGAACGACTCGATCTCCGAAACCGCGACGCCGACGATCATGCCGTCATCGCCGGCTGCCGCGATGATGTAGTCGCCCGGATTTGCGCCGATCACATTGCAAGGCACCTTCCCGGCGTAGGCAATGCGATCGACGAGCTGGCGTGCGGCTTCCAGTTTCGCTTCGAACACCGGCAAGTCGGCCTCGTATTGCGCAACAGCGGCGTCATACGCGGCCTGGGCGGCGATGACCTTGCCCTGATACTTGGCGTCGTCGGATTGCCACGCAGCGAAGGCTTCCTCCCACTTGGCCAAAACTTCGGCATAGGCAGCCATCGCCTCATCGAACGCTGCCGACAGCGCCCCGTAATACTCCCGCCATTGCGCCACGCGGACCGCGAGCGTGTCGTCTGCCTCACCCTCTTGCCTCTGCGGCTCGGGCGGCAGAACAAGCGCCGGCTCGCTCGGCTTGTCGCCGGGATTCGGAGCGCCTTCATAGACCGGAGCGGTATAGCTCGGAGGCTCCGGACGCTTGCCAACCTTGTCTTCACTTCCCCAGGTATCGCCGCCGACGATGTTCGGATTCGTGGATTTCACGCCGAACCGGATGGACTCCGAGAACTTCGGCGTCAGCTCTCCATCGGCATTGAAACCGACGATGTCGCCCTTGAGAAATTGAACGGCGAGATATGCCGCAGCCTTGCGCTCATATTCGGCGTAGTCAGCGCCGCTGGCGTTGATTGTGCCGGCTGCGTTGATGGATCTTGAAGTCGTTGAATCCTTTCGAACGCCAAGCATCGACGACGAAAATGATTCCCCTGACGAAGATGTCGCATTCCCGGCGGCAGAATAGAACGCATAACTGCCGTTGTAGGTAACAACGTCAAATACCTGCGTGGATGTATTAGCGCCAACCACATGCAAACGAGATCCAGGGCCGCTGTTCGCTCCAAGAATCTCATTCCCGCTAGCGTCGAGTTCCTTTAACTGCGTCCAATTGATAGTGTCTCCGGGCGCTCCAGGTTCGGCGTAGAACCAAGCAAACCCCCCAGCACCAGCGTCGTCGTTCAATGCGAATCTTGCCGCAGGCGCTGCGGATTTATATTTCCAACCATTGTCGAAATATGCATTTCTGAGCAGATGCAAATTCAAGGCGTTGCTCTGAGCTGCAATAGCAGAGCCATTCTGTAATTCCAAAGCTTTACTAACTACACCGCTCCAAACACCCGGAGAAACCCCAAAGCCGGTGCTTCCTGCTTGGCTAAGCACAATGCCGTCAGTTAAAACGTTCCCCGCTGTGCGATATTGCAACGTAATGCCTACACCATATCCGCTCGAATAATTTTCAACCGACTTGATCCGCGCGCCGGTGTTTACGACCTGTCCCGATGCATCGGACAACGATCCGAGAACAATTTCCGTGCTCGCACCGTCAGAGCTTGAGTAACCACCGTGCGAAAAGATCGCCGCAACATTGTTTTTCGTTGCCCCACCAGAATTGACCACTACTTTTGCAGCAGTTGAAGTCGTCCCAACGCTTAATGTGTCGCTAGAAACGGCCCCGCTCGTCGTCAGCGTCTTGAGCACGGCATCAACACTGCCATCAGTTAGTGATGCCAGTATCTTCGTCAACGTCTTGACGTTGGTGATCACGCCTGTCGCGGGGTTGGTGATTGGCACCGTGTCCGCTGTCGAAGTCTCCCAGTCGAGAAGCTGCAAGATCATCACGCGATAGTCTTCGTGTGTGCTCGTCAACATATCGGCGAGTTCGGATGGAAGCAGCCCGAGTGGCAAAATCTTATATGCTTGGCTGTTGGCTGTGGCGCCGAGGTAGTTTTCGACCAGGGTGCATTCCGTGTTGGACTCATAACTCGCCACTTCCATCAATAACCCATTGGGCATGATGATCCCGTCCCCGGAACGCCCTTTTCCGCTTGATACCCAAACGGTTCCGACGCCGTAGACCTTCTTCGACCCGTTAGCGACCGAGATTAATCCCGATGTTTGCCAGCTCATGATTTATCTCCTCCGAGTTTTCCGCTGTTGATGGCCCATGTGATCGCGGGCAGATAGTCCTGATCCTGCGGTGATACCGTTACGAGTACCTTTCGGTTCGGATCGTCGGGTGCAGTGCATGAAAAATAGAGCTGCCCCGTTTCATACCGCACGGATTCGCAGCAGGCATCGAGATCGCGCCCTTTAACAATCGTCGTCATCAGGTCACCTTGAAAATTACCCACGCTCCGGCCGGCACGTGTAATTGATAAACTTCGCCGTCGACCTGCGCCCATAGCTCCAGCTCAAGCATCAGCGTCGTTGTTTGATTCCAACGGGATCGCGGATATATGCCCTTGACCTTAATCGCCCAGTGCGCGATGAACGTCCCAAAATTTCCATTGAAGGCATCCGCTATCAGCGATCCATTCGCGATCCCAGCGGCGGCGTCATAGGACCGATCGGTTGCCGACCACCAAGCGCCGACGCTGTAGCCGGTATCGATCGTTACCGTAGCCAGGAGCCGCCACCCCTCTCCGGGGGTAATCGCGTAGGTTCCCGCCAGGCCTGCGGCAGACCCCGTGGCGACGGCGAGTTGGCGTGAAACCTCGATATTGCTGAAATACGCGCTCCCGTCTTCGCGGATGATCGCGGCGCCATCGCCGATATCGATGCTGCCGCCCTTGATCGCGCCGAGGTATGCCGAGATCGCCGACAATTCATCGACCGATAAATGTCTTGCGATGATCGATCCATCACCGATGATGTCCGCCGCCAGAATCAGCGCGGATCGGCCGTTGATTTGACCGAGGGTAAATACCTGGACGGGGTTTTCCGATTCGTCGTTGAGGTAAACGAGGAAGCGGTCGGATACCACTGCAAAGGCCGAGACACGGCCATCGCTTATCAGCTTGATGCCGGCCACTTTGCCATTGACGTCGACCTGGACGGCCCAGCTCGCCAGCACCATGCCGAGAGCTTCGGCGGTCGCCTGCGCAAGTTCTTTGACCGATGCATAATCACCGGTATTGAGCCGAGCAAGCAGGTTTTCTATGGACTGGGCAAGCGCGCTGTCCGAATCGGCTACCACAGACTCAAGCGTCTCGATCGCAGCAGCGTTCTGCTGGTCGCCTTCGGACACCGTCGCCGCAAGCGCCTCTCTCGCCTGGACTTCGGCGGACACGGCGTCCGCCCGGGCTTTCCGCTCGGCCGTCAGCGCTGCCGCCTGGTCATCGACGATCGCGGCAAGCGCCAAACGCTGCGCCGACTCTGCGGCCAAGGCCGTAGCCTGGGATGAAATGGTCTGCTCCGCGAGTGCAATGCGCGCCCGGGAGGCGAGTGCTTTCTTGGCGGCGGAATCGAGACTCAGCGCCTGACGAATGGCGGTCTCAGCAAGTTTTTGCGTCGCGTTTGCGCCATCGACTGTCCACGCGCCTGTCGCGGTCTGGATTGCCTCGTCGACGTAAATCTGGGATGCCTTTAACGCGATCTGGTTCGCGAGCTGCTCGATGAGCGACTGCGTAGATGTCAGAGACTGCCCCTGTTGCAACACCGTGGCGACGATGTTTTGCAGCGTCCCGTGATCCGCATTAGATACAGTTTCGACGGTGGTCAGGCGCGCCTCGACGTCCGTCGTGATGGCCGCAGTCGCGAGGATCTGGACCTTGCCGGTTACTGGATCGACATAGACCGTCGCGGACGTTACCGCCCGCTCAAACAGCACGCGGGCAGCGAGGTCGTCGATCGCCAGTTCCCGCCGGATGGCATCGAGCGCAATCGTCTCGATCTTGGCGATCGGCTCGACAAGTTCGTTGGCCAGCTGCTGCATGCCCAACGACCCTTGCAACTGCGAGAGCAGCGAAGACGGATCGGTGCTTGCAACCGCGTGCAACCCGCCGGTTTCAGAAGCAGGGAAGAAGGCGGAGTAGTTCCCCCATTTGTCCTCAAGCCGAACCCAGTAATACCCGCCGGCGCCCGGCTGCAGGCCGGGATGCTTATACGCCCGGGTTGGATATGGCTCCGGCGTTAAACGGGTCGCGAATGACCGATTATTTGTTGCGGAAAACCATACCTCAGTCGCCAGGATGTCCTGCCTGGCGTCGTTGAACGTCCAGGAGATATCGACCGAGAACAATGCGCCGACCGCCGTCGCCGTCGGCGCGGCCGGACCGACCTTAACGCCTTCGACGTCGTGGCCGATGAGATAGGAGGCGAGCGTTGCGCCGCCGGTGCCGATCGCGCGGATCCGCAGCTGGGCATCATCGCCGGCCGAGACGCCGGGAACGATCAACGGCGAGGATCCGCCCTCGGCACCCACTGACCAGCCGCCCGTCGGTCCGAGAATATCGACGACGTAGCGCCTGACGAGCGCCGGCTTGTTGACAGTGAAATCCACCTGCAGGTCGATCGTCTGCACCCCGCCGATCACCGCCCGGATCCGCTCCGTAACGGAAGCCGATAGGAAAGTCACGGTCAGATCGGAAATGACGGTCGTTGGAACCACTGGCGCGCCGCTCTCGGCCTCGAACACCGATGCGTTGTACTCGATCAGGCCGAGGCGCATTTTCATGTCAGACGCGCGGCTGACGTCGGTGACGATGAATTCCTTGTGGCTGCGCCCGACCTTGCCGATCGCGTAGACGTCGTATTTTCCGGGGACGGCTGGGAAAGGCGTCGAGACATTGACGATCTGCGCGTCTCCGGCGGCGTTCGTGACGTTCCGGATCACGATGCTGTCGTCGGCCAGGCGCAAGACGATCTGATAGGCGGCGCCGGCCTCGAGCGTCACGACCTGGTCGAGTTCGACGCTATACGCCGTCCCGGAAACAATTCGCCCGCCTTTTCCCCAGGCGGGGAAATCGCATTGCACCCAAACGAGATCGCCTGTCTTGCTTCTCAAGGCATCGACATCGACGCTGATTTCACCGGTCACGCGCAGGTGCTGATTCTTCAGCAGGCGGTGCATGCAGAAGCGAAACACCTGGCTCGGGCGCGTGATGCCGATCGCCGAGATCGTCGAGGACTGGCTCCCATCGACCTCCATCGCCTTGTTGACGACGGTCATCGGGTCGCGCTGCCAGTCGAGATCCCGATTGATGAAGTCCGCCTCGAGGCGCGAAAGCCGATTGTCCATCGGCAGCCAGGTTTCCTTGAACCCGCTGACGTTGGTATTTCCGACCGTGAACACCTGCGTCGGCTCGGTGCGGACGTGGTCCCAGATCAAGCCGATCCGCGTACCCGTCGGAACGGGGACAGAATACGCGGTACCGAGAACGGTCAGGACGGCGTCCCACAGGGTGGTCTCGGTGTCAAATGTCCCGTCAAATTCGCAGCGGCGCTCGAGCACGCCACCATCGCCGGGGACCAGATAATCCGCGAATTCCGCCAGCCCTTCGAAATCTGCCAGGATCAACTCTTCCGGATCGCACGCCTCGTATTCGGCGATCGTCAGGTCGTTGCGGATGACCGGCTGGGTGAGGATGTCCCAAGAGACCCAGGCCGGATTGTTGTTGTACTCAACATGCCAGGCGCCGTCGCGATAGACCTGGACGAGTGCCCCCTTGACGAGGCACGACACATCGAGATCGCCGGACAGCTGGTCCGTCGCCAACGCGCGGATCGCCAGCAGTGCCGTGCCCGGGTACGCAAAATCATCCTTCATGATTTGCGTCACCGAGCCGAGGTAGCAGTCGTCGCCGTAGCGGCTGCTGGTCTGGTCAGCCGTCGAGTTGCTGACGCGGATCTTGTACTCAAGGCCGCGATCGAGATTATCGATCTTGAACCGACGCCTCACAGCCTTGGTCGACGCCGCCGATATGGTTTCCGAGGCTGCCTCAACCCATGCCCCCGCGCCCGCTGCGTACTCAACTTTAACGCCGACCGAGTGGGTTACCGGGCTGCCGGAATCGCTGTAGTAATACAGCCCATTGGGAAACACCAGCTCGACTTCGATTGCGTCCGCGCCGGTACCGACGATGCGGGTTACCGGCGTGCCGAGAACGACCTTCTGGCCAACCTGCGTCGTGATCTGGGTGTCGTTGAAATCCGAGATCACTTCCTGGTCGAGATACCCAAGCCGCGTTTCGGCATAGCAGTCCGAGTAGTTCTCGATCGGCTGGCCGTTAATCCGGATATCGCTGATCTCAGCGATGGGGCCCATGCCGAGATCGATCAGGAGATGTTGCTTCTGCGTCTGGCCGAGATCGCCGCTGATCTCGATGTACGAAGCGATGATGTTGCCGTGCAGCCGCATCGTCCCGTACGTCTTGCTGATCGGCAGGCCGGGATCCTGGGTGGTTTTCGGGGACCAGGAATAGGTGGCGGAATTGTCGTAGCTGCCGACGTCATAACTTGGCAGCTTTGCCTGCGCCGGTGGCAGCAGCGCGTTGACGAGCATGCCGCCGATCATGCCGACGCCGACGCCAATCACCGTTCCCCAGGATACCGCTGTGCCGAAGATGGAAAACGCTGTCGCGGCCGAACCGACCAGCCCCATCGACCCGGCGATCGCCGCGCCGATGCCAGGCGCCGCAATCATCAGCCCGATCATGGCCACGGTGCGCAGCAGGTCGTTGCCGCCACCACCGTGCAGAATCGGGATCAGGGACAGATGCTCCCCGACGGCAAGCGTCCTTCTCTCCCACTCCTCCCGGGTAATGACTTCGCCGTCGATCGCCGCCGACATCGGCGTGTTCCCGGGCGCAACCATGCGGACGAGATCCGCGATCGTGGTTCCAGACTCGATCTCGACAACCAGGTGATCGCGCTCCGATCGCTCGAAGGGGTTGCGAACCAGGACAACGTTGGCGCTTCGCTTCTCAGGCGTCATCGTGGCCACCGGTAGAATCCGCTGATGCGCGCCGCCCAGCGCGGCGAGTCGATCCGCTCGATGACGACGCCGGTTTCCGCCGTCGTGTGAATGAAGCGCCGGGCGTCCTGGAGCACGCAGCCGACGTGTGAGACGAGAATCGGGCTGTCAACGCGCAAGGCGATGCCGCACCACGGTTCCGGCTTTGAAATCCGCTCCCAGTCGCGCATGCCGGCGAGAATCGCATGGCGTTTTTCGTCGTCGCTTTCCGGCGTCGGCCAGGGCGGCAGAATGATGCCGCGCTGGCGATAGATGTCGGCGAGAAGGCCGGCGCAGTCGAAGGCGTGCGGGCCGCGCGCGCCCTCGGCAAATGGGGCTGTCGCGTAGCGGAGAAGATCGACCGTCATATGTAGCGCGCGCCCTTCGCCTGCAGCCCTGGGCGACCACCGAACCGAACGGAATTGCCGCGCTCGCGGCAGTCATCGAGCGTTCCGCCGCAGCTTGTGAACTCCGACCCTGAATAGCCGCAACGCGCTTTTCCGAAGCGGAGCGGGCAGGATCTCGGCTGCGCGCGGAAAGGCGGAAACCGGCGCTTGAAGAGCGAGGGGCGACCCAACGTAAATCGGACCCAATCCTCGTCTGCTTCAGCGCCGATGATGTCGTAGACGCAAATCAGATCGGCGACAACCTCATTGAGCAGCGACGAATTGACGACGATCAGCCGGCACTTGCAGCCGACCAGGCCGTGGGTTTCCTCCAGATACGGCTGTACCGCCTGGGTCTGGTTCGCGACGCCGACCTGGAACGAAATAAACGATCCGTCCGACTGCTGCTTCAGCTCGCCAACTTCAAGCGCGAACGCCTCGTAGACGTTTCCGTTCCAGGTGATGTCCTCGTTATTCGGAACGAGGTAGAGCGTTTCCGTTGGCGCAAAAATCTCGAACAGCGTCAGCCACGCACCGTCCCCGGCGACGGCGTTTTTCTTGGCGATCAGAGAAGGGGGAAGGGATAGCGGCACAGCGCGATTCCGGAGTCATGATGACGTAATTCTCCGGGTTCGTGCCTGGTGCGCTGCGGGGGAAGGGCTTCGCCCTAAGGGACTATTTGCGGTCAGACTTCGACGAGCGTGAAGGCGACCTGCCAGGCGTTCGGGGCGACCGCGTTGAAAGTGATATGTCCCGATTCCAGGCGGACAGTATAAACAACTCCGTCGAGCGGGTGTAGCCACTCGAAAGACAGCGCGCCATTCTTCAGCGTTGTCGTGCGGAAAGCGCGCAGCAGATCGAGATCGGCGCGGCTCATGCGCTTGTAATTAACGCCCCAGCTGCGCTGGTCGCGGGTGAATCGCGGACGGGTGACCTGATAGCCCGCTGTCATCGGCGACGAAATGATGCCGTCCTTTGAGGGTTCGCCATCGGGCGATAGCGGGAAGTCCGGCAGTCGGCTCAGAGTCGGAAACGTCGGCATTTAACGCACTCCCATCGCGTGGCGGAATCCAGGATTGTTTTGCGCTGCCTCGAGGACGACGCCGATGACCCACTTTTCTCCGTCGAACTTCGGCGATCCCTGCGCAGACGCGGACACCTGCATGCCGGTCTGGTTGATGAGATTGAATGACACATTCGGCGCTGTCTGCGATCCATATATCTGCGCCAGCACACCGAGGCGTCCGGCGGAGTCCTTTTTAAGAGGCATCACAGCTTCCGGGCCTGCCTCCGCAAAGATGCCACCACTGGCAAAGGCATGCATGCCGGAGAACAGGAACGGCGTCGGCGTATCGCGCACGGTGTTCACGTACTGATGCAGGCTGTTGCTGGAGAACACGTTGCCCTTGGCGTTGTACTCAACCATCGACCCCTTGGCCTGCGTCTTGTCCGCCGCCGACATCGCGCCGCCGGAGAACAGGTCGGAGAACCAGGCACCAGCGCCCTTCACCAAGGGAGAAAGAATACTGGTGCGCAGCGTCTGCATCTGAATATCGGCGAGGACGTTAATCGCCGCGTTGCCTAAACTGGTGATGTCGATCTTCCCTGTCGTGGCAAATTTCTTGATGAACCCCTCCATTGCCGACGTCGATCCGGAGAAGGCGATCTCGGCTGTCTTGGCCGCATTCGAGGCGCTTTCCTCGTAGGTCTTGAACGACTTCTCCCATCCGTATTCGAAGGTACGCTGCGCTTCGTAGCTTTCCTGAGCGGCCTTGGCCACGCGCTGCTTCTGCGTGGCCAGAATCGATTCGGCATCGGCCAACGCCAGCGTCCGGGCCGCCGACTCGGGCAGATCACGCAGGATCCGCTCGCGGATCGCGCGGCCTTCGTCCTCGGCCTTGTACAGCGCCTCGGCTGCTGCCTTCTGGCCACCGAGCATCAGACCGAGTTCCGCCTCGCGCTGGATCCGCAATACCGTAAGATCGGCGGTGCGCTGGTAATCCCGGGTGATATTGCCGGCGCGCTTGGCGGCATCTTCCGCCTGGTTGCGCTTCTCGATCGCGATCGCTTCCTGAAACAGCGTATCGATGCGTGCTTTCTCGGCGCCGGTCAGCTTGATCGCGCCAGTGGCCAGATCGGCATTCATCTTGGCCTGTTCGCGCTGCGAGTCCGTCAGTTTCTCTTCCTGACGCGCATCCAGTTCTGCGATCGAAATCTTCTCGCTGATGGTCTGCCGCAGACGCTGGTAGTCGGTGATTTTCTTCTCGGTGTATTTGTCGCGGGCAGCGGCTTCGAGATCCTTCACTTCCTTGCTGTTGACGTCGACGCCGGCCTCGGTGGCGACGCTCCGGATCTTGGCGATCTCCGCCCGGAGCTTCTGCTCCTTGGTCAGGAGCTGCTCTTTCATGCGCTCGAATTCGACGCCGGCGCTGCGCTGCTTGTTCTGGTTCGCTTCCTGGGCGGCGACCTCGCCCTGGGCGGCGACGATCGCGGCATAGACGCGCTGCTGCTTTTCCAGATCAGCGAGTTGCACCTTGGCGGCAAGCGAGTCACGGTTTGACGTTCCGAGCCCCTTGCGCGCCAGATCGAGCTGGGCGTTGACGGAATCAAGCTTTGCCTGCCAGGTCGATTCACGTCCGGGGACGAGCAACGCATCCCAGGCGCCTATGATCGCATCCTTGACGCGCTTCCAGCCGCGCTCGATCGTGCCGAGGTTCTGGTCGAGCTGCGAGGCCATCCGGTTGGCGGCATCGGCAAACGATTTCTGCGCCAGCGCCGACGCTTCGGCTTCGCGCCCGTTTTCCACATGCGCCTTGATCTGTCGGTAAATCGACGCCGTCAGATACCCGTACTGGTCATTGAGCTTGATCGACGCTTCGACCGGCGACTTGCCTAACTCGGCAAATTGCTTGACCGTCTCCGACATCGCCTGGCCACCCGCACGCTCCAGGTTGATCGCAGCCGCCGCCGTCAGCTGAAGATTGGCGGCGGAAACGCGCCCGGTGGCCACCAGCTGCGTTAAAGCGTCAGCGGCGAAGCCCTTGGTCGCACCGGTCGCTGAGGACAGTGCGGTGGTGATCCTGGTGATTTCTGAGGCATACGTCCCGGCATTGTTGGCGGAAAGGATGATCGCCTGGTTCATCTTTTCCGATTCCTGCGCCCCGGAATAGGCGGCATATCCGAATGCCGCCAGCGCCGCAGCACCGACTGTCAGCGGACTGATCAGATTGGCAATATAGGTTCCCAGCGCCTTGGCGGCCGGGCCGACGCCGCCGAACATATCCTTGAGCTGACCGCCCTGCTGCAGGAGCACGGTCAGCGGCGCCTGGCCACCCTGAAGCGAAGTGACGATGTCCGTGAACTGCGCCGGCACACCGCGCAGCGCTGCCTTGTAGGCCTTGGAAAGCTCTTCCGTCTTGCCGTTGAGCTGATCCGAACTCGATCCGAGATTATGGTAGGCGTCGCTGATCTTTTTCAGCGCCTCTTCGCCATCCTGGGTATCGACTTCGACGAGGAGCTTGAGCTTTGCCACGACGGTCAGTCTCCGTTAAGAATCGGCAGCGCGGCCAATTCCATGAGTTGCAGATCAGAAAACACTGCGTCCCGCCGGTCCTCCGGAACCCTACAGCGCACCATCAAAATCTCGAGCGCCTGGTAATTCAGGCCACGCACCACACACGCCCCGCTGGGCAACACCTGGCAATCCCACTTCGTCCTCGACCGCTCAAAGATTTCGGCCGCATGAAAGTTTTCCGGAAACACACCGAAAAACTCCGGAACATCACTTTCCTCGATTTCGCCAACGATGCCGAGAGCCGCCATCGCCTCCTTGAGTTCCGCGTTGTTCGGACGGCCGCCCGAGGCCCAATATTGGGCGGCCTCAATCAGTTTTTTACGCGGGACTCGAACAGTTCGCGGTGATAGGCCTCGAAGATGTCCAGGGCGGCGCGCGGCCGCTTCTTGAGCAGGCGATCGAAGTTCTCAGCAGAGAACGGCTTGTCGAAGTCCCGCCAGCCGACCACCATTTTCTTGACGACCTCCGCCGTCGTCTGCCCGGCCGTCTCCTTGATGAAGGCTTCCCACTCGTCCGTATCCATGTATTTGAATTCGAACTTGGCGTCTTCGGCGACCGGCTTCCCGGGAATTGTCATCGGCACATCGGCCGTAAAGGTCGGATCGGGATCGATTGTAAACATGTCAGAACACCACCAGTTTGAGTTCGTCATTGCCGACGACCGGGATCGCCCGCACTTCATAGCCGCAATACAACCGACCGTTGGAATTTTTCTTGGTCGGTTTGATGAGTTGCGCCCCGGGCAAGAACACCATGAATTTGTTGCCTGCCTGGGTGCCGTGCACCAGTCCAATCGACTGAAGCGTGTTCGCCTTGACCGTCGTCATAAACGACACTTCCTGGGCGGCCGTCAGGTCGAGCGTGACATTGCCGCTACTCTCCCGCTGGGTGACATCGATCGATTCGCCGCCGAGCAGCGGCTCATGGGAGACGCTATTGCCAAGGCTGATCTCGATGCCCTGGCTCGGATATCCCTGACCGCCGGTCAGCGCTGGCGTCGCCGCCGTGTAGACCGCGCCGAAGGTCAGGTCGCCGGTATTGGCCTCGGACATTGCCAAAGGCTTCTGGAAGGTGCCTGTCGTCTGCGCGGCCGGAACGGCGGCGGCCATGCCGCCGTCAAGCCCGAGGAATTTGAACGAGAACACTGGCTTGTTCTTGAACGTCATCTTGATACTGACATCGCCCCGGCAACCACGGGCGACGTGCTTGACGCCGTCGCTGAAATAGTAGATCGAGAGCGAATCGGAGACCGGCGTCACCAGGTTGTATTCCGTCCGGACGTTTTCGGTGACGGATTCCGCAAACCCACAGGCGCGCAGCAGCGGACCGTAGGCCGGGGCGACACCGGCAGTGCCGGACCCGGCGATTTCGACATCGAATGTCATCGACACATAACTGGCGCCGACGAGTTGCTCCGATCCACCCAGGAACGCACGCACGAGGTCGCGCGACACGTTTTCGGCGTTAAGCGGGACGATATCCGGATTCGAGATCAGGATCGCGTTGGCGCCCTCGGTCGGCGTGGCGTCGACGCCATACGTCGCTTCGATCTTGGCCAGGATCGCGGTATTGCGGGCATATCTTCCCATGACTTACTCCTTTGCAGATTTCTTGGCGGGTTTTCCAGCCGCCGGATCCGGCACCGGCGCTGCGGCCGAATCGGTTTCGACGGGCGGCGCGGGACGGTTGGTGGAAAGCTCGCCCGGCTTGCGGGGCTCTTTGACCTGCTCAGTGTTTTGATCTGCCATCATTTCCTCCAATAACTTGCCACCTGGAACTCATCGAGCCACCAGAGAATCCCGTCATCCCAGCGCATCAGACGACCGGACGTGAAATACACCGGATGCCCTTCGGCAGGATTGGGAACCCAGCCGATCAGCGCGCTTTTGATAGCATCCCGACGGGCCTGAAGACCGCCGATCGCTGCGGCGCCGGCGACGTCGCTCAGATTCGAAACGACCGTGAACACGCCAAAGCCGATATCGATTTCCTGCTCGGTGACGCCCAACAGTTCGCCCTCGGTACCGGACTCGGTCATCGGGATGACATAGGCGCCAGGCGTGACCACCTTCTTGCCGATGGCGTCCAGGTCGGCTGCACCGCCGATCTTGTTGAAACCGGTGGTGGCCGCTTTCAGCCGGGCGACGACTGTCTCGATCACGACCGCTCCCCGCCAAATACCTTGGGCCGAGAAGACGGAACGAAAATCGCCTCTTTCTGACCGGTGGTCTGCGCCAAGGCGCTGGCGCCGGCCATCGTGACGTCACCGCTGGCGATCGAGCGCATCAGCTTGACCGCGTCCAGGTAGCGGTTGCGGACCGCTTCGGTAACGCGATCGTCGAACAGGAAATACCGGGCGATATCGCAGTTGATGCGCACCAGGATGTCGGGCACCGTGGTGAGCGGCAACGCATACCGGGCGGACAGATAGCCGTCGATCTCGGCCTTGGCGTCGTTTAACGCCCGGGCAACGACACCGGCGTCGATCGTCGTGGCAGATTCCCGGTCGGTGAGCTGGGCGAGTTCCTCCTCCCCGAACCGGGTTTCCATGTCCGCCTGGGTTGCGTAGGCCATTTAAGCAGGATCCTCAGTGATGCCGACGACCTGCAGCATCGGCTCCGCCAGCAGCGCGGTGATCTGGTCCGTGCTCAACTCGTTGGCCTTGACTACCGTTTCCGCCTTGGTCCAGGCGCGGCCGGCGCGGCGGAACCCTTCGACGGCCGAGACGACCTTGAAGCCGGTGAAAGAGTCAGCCTTGAAGCCGGCGACGATGACGACAGGCTCATCCTTTTCATTGGCGCCCGATGTTCCCCCAGCGGGGGAAATCTCCGTCTTGTCAGTCTTCGGAGGTTCGCCGTTTCCTAACGATTGATTGGCGGTTTCGGAGGTGGACGAATCCACCCCCGACCCGTTCAATGCACCGTTATTCCCCGGCGATGCGGGCGGTGGATTATTCTTGTTCTCCGGCGATGCGGAGTCCGTCTTCGGCGCGGCGGCCGGCGACGTTGCGGGAGTGGCTGCTTTTCTGGTCTGCGGTTTCTTCGACGCCATGACGGCTCCTTGTGGTTGATCCAAGCGTTCAGTAAAACCCCCACCCGCAAGGGAAGGGGCTATGGCTTAACGCTCGCGATTAGCCCGCGCCGGTCGAGGCGGCCGACAGCTGCCAGTAGCCGTACAGGCCGGTCGCACGCGCTTCGGCGCCGTACTTGAACTTCTTGCGATTGAAGACGTCGTCGTTGTCCATGCCGGTCTGCGAGACGAAGACCGGCTTCTTGCGCATCTGGACGATGAACGGCTTGACCGACTGCTTGCTGGTGACATGCAGCATGTAGGCGGTCGAGCTGGTCAGGCCCGGATTGACCAGGACCGTCGCCGTGCCCTTGTACGGGTTCGGGGAGTTGTCGCCGAGCTTGTCCGCTTCGCAGATGACGCGGGCAGCTGCTTCGAGGGCCGGCGGAACCTCGAACGTGTCCGGAATCAGGCGAAGCGGCATGCCTTCTTCGTCCTTGAACTCCATGATCTTGGTGCGCAGCGCGCCGTAGCTTGCCTGCGCGCCGGCCAACGTCGCCGAAGACAGCGCAGCGGTGATCTTGTTGCTGACGCTGGAATCGCCAACCGGGTGATCGGTGTCGTAGAAATACTGGCCATCGATGCCGGTCTGCGTGAAGGCGTTGTTCTTGAGGTCATCGACGATGATGTCGTTGAGTTCCCCCGCCGATTCGCCAGCCTGCATCGCCTGATTGTTGTACAGCCCCAGCCGATCGTCCTCGATGTCATTGCGATCGACTTCGATCGTGGCCTCCCAGTCCTCATTGGCCTTGTAGTACTTGCCGGCCTTGAGTGCTTTCACGACCTTGTCGCCGACCCACTTGCGCATGCGCGGGAAGCGCGACAACCAGGCGTAATCCTCGCCGGCACCCGTCGACGGAACCTCCATCGCCGTCTTCTGCCAGTCGCCGGGCACGGCTTTCAGTGCATTGTTGAAGAGGGTCTTGAGACCGGTGAAGATCGACTGCAGGGTACTGGCGTTAACCAGCATCCCGACCGCCGCGAAGGCCGGAACGGCGTCCGAGTTGGCCAGGGCGGTGAAAGCGTCCTGCCCGGCGGTTGCCGGCCACGACAAAACGGCAAGGGCCGCGAAGGCGATCGCGATGCCGATCGATGCGAATTTCTTGATCATGATTTCTCCTTGATGAACGGATGTGGTGTTAAACCGCCTTCGCGAGGCCGTTTCCCTTATTCGACCCAGACGCCGTCGGAGTCGACGCCGACCACCTTGCCGGCAGCGGAACGAGCAGCGGTGTCGCTCGTCTTGGCCACGGTCTGGTCATCGACGATGTAGCAGGTCTTGCCGAATTCGGCCTGCGTGACGGCGTCCGTCCCAAGGTTCGCCCACTTGAACGCCTTATGACGGCGAACCAGGACGATCTTGGCGCCATCGGCGCCGCCGGTATTGTCGATAAACGATTCGGCGCGGCCGAGGTAGGTCAGCGTCGCGGCGGTGCTGCCCGGGGCGGCATAACCGGCGGCATTGGCGACCACCATCGAACCGGCAAAGATCTTCGCGTTGGCGGCAACGGGCACCGGAATCAATCCGTTGTCCCGCATGTGGGTGTTGCGGTCTGCGGCGAGAGCAGTCATTGAAGTCTCCGTTCAGATGAAAAGGAATCCCGTCAGGCCGAGGCCGACAGGGTCTGTTTGAAATCGGCCTCGGGCACCCCGAGCAGCTCGCACACCTGCTGCTGTTCGGCCGAGAGCGCAGCGACCGGGCCGGGCGACGGGGCGTTGATGCCGGTCTGCGTCTTGTTGGGGACGATCGTCGGCGCCGTCACTTCGAGCATCGAGGTCAGCGCGGCGAGATTCGTCTGGCCGAGATTGCGCGCCCAGGCTTCCGTGGCCGGCGTGATCTTTCCGGCGGCCTTGCCGTCGGCGATGATCTTTTCCAGCTTGCCGCCGTTGATCTCGGCTTGAAGGTCAACGACCGTCGTCTGCAGCTCGGCCTTCTCGCCCTGGACAGCGGTCAACACCGCGACCGGGACGAACTTGGCCGGATCCGGCGAATCGACCTGGGCGGTCAGCTCGGCGAGCTTGCTGCCCTGCTGCGCCAGGTGTGCCGAGAGATCGAAACTCGCCGCCGCCGTGGCGTCGCCGCCAGTCAGTTGTGACTTGAGTTTGTCGAGCTGGGCGATGATGTCTTCCGCCGTCGCGCCGACGGGCAGATTGAGCAGCCAGCGCAACTGTTCGAGCAGTTCATCCATTGCGGGAACCTCCAATGATGTGTTGGTGAGAAAAACTTCGGCCGCCAGGGCGGCGAGATCGGTGAGGCCGTCGATGCCGGGATCGTTGGTCAGCGCGGCGTGGAAAAGCTTGAGGACGCGGCCGGTGACCGGGTCGTAAGAAAACACCGGGGAAACGTAGCGGTACTGCTTGCCCTCGATTTCCTGGGCGGCCATCGCCGTCCAGTCGGCGCCGATAACCCACAGACCATCGCCGGGGCGCCATTCGAGCTTCTCGTACCAGCCGGCGGCGATCGCCTTAGTGCCGTTCTTTTTGGCCAACAGGGTCGCGTGCTCGTAGTCGATGACGCAGGCCGATTCCCGGGCGGCCATCTCGGCGACCAGGCGCGCGCCGTCCGCATCATCCAACTGCCAGCTGCCGCACTCCTTCGGGCGGCCGCTGCCATCGCCGGAACGGAACGTCCCCGCCGGGATAATGCGGAAATCGCGCGGCGCGCCGGCATCGATCTCGACGCTCAAGGCGGAGATCGCGATTGCCGTCGGCTTTTTGGATGGGGGGCGTTTGCGACTCATGTGCCCATGATTCCGGATCGGACAGGGGCGACGAGAGGGGAAACGCTTCGGCGGGGATGAGGGTTTTTTTCGGAGATCGGCGGGGGTGGTTTCGTCTTTTACCGAAAACCGAAGGTCGCCTGCGCGAGCAACCGCCCCTAGAACCGCGTTAATGGCGCGTTAATTTGTGTTTTCGCGTGTCGGGTGATCCACACGTAGCCACTGCACCATCAAAATCGCTTAAAACGCGCTGCTGTCGATTTCGCTAAAAACCGACGTCGCAGCGATAAGACTACCTCATTTCGAGATAGGAATTCAAAGCCCCCAAAATATAGTCGAGTTCCGACGGGTAGATTTCCTCGTTGCCATTGAACGGGAAAAACTCCCGCGCCGGGATCGTCACTTTGTGACCGCGCCCGGCCTGTCCGCCGAAATGCTGGACGGCGGCATAGACCATGCTGTTTTCGACGATGAAGGAATGCGCGTCGGCCGTGACGTGGAACTGGCGCTCAAGATCGTGCGACTGGCCGATCAGCGGCTTCTTCGACATGGCAAGCTCAACGCCCTTCTTATTGATCCCTCGCTTGCCGAATCCTCCCCGCGCCTCGAGGTATGCCTCGATCGTGGCGCGCGCATTGGGCGCCCAGCGGCTGCCATCGGGGCCGGTGCTGGCCGGGAAGCGCTGTTTGATGCGCTCCATCACGCCTTCGCCCAGCCCCTGCATGACCGGCTGCATGTTGGCGACACGGGCGGCGACCGCCTGGTGTGCGGCCGAAAACCCTTCGTCCAGGATCTTGCTAACGATGGCTACCATAGCGATTCCTTCAATCGGGGGCTATACTTGAGACCCGATGAGGGACGAACGGGAAGGCGTCCGTTCAACCGTAGGGCCATGCCACACGGGGATGGTGGAACTGCCGACCACCCCCTCATCGCACCACCTCATACCGCGTTCTGTCCTCCAGCGCCTGCGTGTTGATCTTGAAGGCCGAGCGCACCATGTTGAGCGTCACCTTCTCCTTGCTCATCACAAAATCGATCTCGACGACCAGGCGGATCGAGCGATCGTCGTCGGCCGACGGCAGCACGTAGAGCAGCTTGCCGTTCGTCTTGTCGAGATAGGTCCGGCGCGATCCGTCGAGCAGCTCGGGCAGGCGCTTCCATTCAGCAATGCTTAACGCATCCCCGGCCTGTTCGTGGCGGGCCGCTTTCTTTCCGACGACCAGGCTATCCTCGACGGCGATCTCTGCCGTCGTCGGCCGGGGCAGGCCCGCATTCTCCAGGGCGTCGATCTCGGAAGCACGAACAGCGCCGACGATCTCCCATTCGTTTCGGGTGACGCCGGCCGCGACCACGCTGTCGATCCAGGCGGCGAATTCGGCGGCGCGCTGCTCGAGCGTGATGACGTCCTTCATGGCCTCGTACATCGCCGCACCGATCGGCGCATCCAGGCGAATCAGCTTGGCGTCGATTAACGCCTGCAGCGTCTGGCTGACATTCGCACCAGGTGCATAGTCGAAGCCGCGATCGATGCCGGGGATCAATCCTTTGCCGTCCCGCTCATCCCAGCCGGCCGGCGGCTCGGTGGCGTCGCCTTCGCCCGGCTCGCGAACGGGAACGACGCGGCAGTGACAGCCCCAGCCGTTCGGTGGATAGTGCGTCGCCCAGAACGGGTGGTCGTAGCGCAGCGTCAGGCGGATCTGTCCCCAGTGCGCGTGCATCGGGCGCGGGTGCATGACGCTATCGTTGTGGACGTAGCGCCAGTACGGAAATTCCGCAAGAAAGTCGGGATCGGTCAGTTGCCGATAGCGACCGGCGGCATAGCTCGTCGCCATGTTGGTCTGGTAAATGACCTTCGTCCGCCAGGCTTCGCCGGCCTTGCTGCCTTCGCCCGTCCAGCCGGTCCAGCCGTGCTGTTGCACGATCTGGCGAAAGTCGGTGCGGAACGCTTCAATACCCAGGCCGTCGCGCATCGACCGATCAATGGCAAAGCGCAGATCCTGAATGAGATCGGCCTGCATGGCGCCGGCGACGATGAAGGCGCGATCATTCGCCGCCTTGACGATATCATCCCAGCGCTCCGACGGCAGATTGAGCTTCTGCCGGAAGAACTCCAGCTGTGCCTCGAACGGGGTATTGAACCCGAACTTCACTGCCCCGCCTCATCGCGCACGTCGGCCATGCCGCGCAATTCCGCCAGGGCGAACGCAGCGGCCATGTGCCGCGTTAAATCCGCCGTGTCCAGGTGACCATACGCCTCGAGCAGCGTGCGTTGCAGCGTGGCCAGGTCGGGCGCTTCCTGGACGATGCGCGAGAGCGCTGTCAGCAGATCCTCGACGGTTGGTGTCGCCGAGGCCGAAAGCTGGTCGGAAAGTTCGGCGGCGGGCGACGCTGCGCCGCCGGCCGCAGCCATCGCGGCCAGGGATGCCGGCGGCGTTGGTGGCGTGGGCTGGGTTTTCTGGGGCGTCAGGACGGCCTGGCCATCGGTTGGTACCGGAATCTTCAGCTTGTCATGCGCCCAATCGGTCGGGATCTGCATGCCGATGTTGACGAGCGGCGGCAGCGATTCGGCCAGCAGCTTGATGTCTTCGGGCTCGCCCGTGTCGAATACCAGGCGCGGGCACCGACGCAGGCCGTCGATGTTGCCGCGATTGAGGGCGATCAGCGGATAAAGCAGATCGCGGGTGATGGTGCCGGCGATCTCGCGCACGTCGGCGACCAGGATGTCGCGGCGCACCTCGCGGTGCAGATCTGCGTTTCCGGATCCGATCCCGCTCGATTTCGACTCGGCGCTCATCGTCTGGCCGAGGATGACCTTGGACTGCGAGCGTTCGCACCAATCGACCAGCGAGAGGTGGCCCGATGAGTCGCCGCCCGCCGTAACCTTCTCGATTTCGATCTGCATGTCAGCCGGCATGATGGCGCGGGCATCGTGGCCGAGAGCGACTACCGCCCGCAAGAGACTGGCTTTTTCCTCATCGTTGGCGCCGGCGTAGTACTTGCCCGTGATGATCGGCAAGCCGAACGTCTCAAGCAACTCGGCAAAATCCCCGATGGCATAGCTCTTGTACAGGAACGACCAGGACAGGGTGCGGTGCAGCCCAAGGCGCCCTTGATAGCCGGTCTTTGCCTTGCCATGCGTATGGAACACCCATCCAAAGGGCGCCAGCGGCGCGCCGTCGACGCTCATGTCGCGCAGGCGAATATTCCGGCGTGCCTGGTCGAGCTGGAACCATTCCTGCGGACGCGGGAAATAGGCGGGCAGCCATTCGCTTCCCTCCGAGCGCCACTCGAGTTCAACCGGCGCGAAACCGTGGCCGACGCCGTCCATTAACGCGATCATGAGATCCTCGATCGGATCCACAGCGTCGGTGAGTACTTCGAGCAGCCATTCCGTGTGCGCCTTCTCGGCGGCGGAGGCGTTGCGCGGCGGAACAATGGTCCAGTCGAGCGAGAGCGGCGCCAGCTTGCGCTTGCCCATCTCGGCGGCGATATGCGCGTCCCGTTCTTCCATGTCCGAGAACAGGCGGTGCTGTGCGAACAGGTCGCCGTTGTCGGCGGCGCGCAGCGTATTGGCCAGGCGCGCCGGCGTGAGGCCGTCGAGCATGCCAGTCAGATACTCGTTCTGCAGACTGGCCACGCGGCTCGTCTGCACCTCCTTGAGCAATCCCTTGTCGAACGGGATTCCGTATTGATCGACGATCTTGTTCACATCATTCTCCTGGAGTTTCCGCCGAAATCGTCATCGCGACCGGAACGACGGGAAATTGACTGAAACCCTCGGCCACCGCCGGCACGGCTGACGGACAACTCCCAGAGCATGTGCAGCGCATCAGGACCGTCGTCGTGGTCGGCTTTCGGGAAGTGGCGCAGCTGGTCGATCAGCGTTGTCTGGCTCGGATGCAGGCGGATCAGCCCGTTGGCCATGTGCGGCTGCAGGCTCTCAATGCGCAGCACCTTGTCGGAGATCGGCGTCACCGCGCGGGCCGGGAACGGGATCCCGGCCGCCGCCGCGCGCTTCACCAGTTCGCTGTACAGAAACGCCTGGAACTGGACGGCTTCGACCGACCAGAGCAGGCAGCGGTACTGGCGCTGGAAGGCGATCGCGTCTTCGATGATGCGATCGGGCAGGCGTTTTTTGATCGCGGCCTCGACGACGTCGAGAATGCCGGTTTCGCGGTTGAAGCCACCAACCAGGAGCGCGGACGGGTCGCGGCTCGCCCCTTGTTTCCCGAGGGAAGGATCGATGGCGCCATAGAACAACCAGTTCGACAGGTGGCTGACCCAGAAGTTGATGACCTTGGCGAACGGCGCATTGTCGCCGGCGACCGGGTCGTTTTGGTATTCGCTATCGAAGGTGTCGTGGCCGTCACGGGCGCGGATCTTCATCAGGGCGAGCAGCGGACGCGCCGCCCATGAGACGACGCTGCCTTCGTCCATGACATCTTTACACCTGGTGTAAAAATGGTCGGCCGCCTCTTCCCCCTCATTGCGCAGCAACTCTTCCCACTTCTCCCACATGTCCATGTGGTTCGGCCAGGTGAGCAGCGCCTTGAACTTGGCCGAACGCCAGAGCTTGTTCGAGAGCGTCCGGTTAAGGACCGAGTCGTAGTGCAGGATGGTGCCGATATAGACGACGTCGAACTTGGCGCCGGCGCCGCCGAGCGGGAGAACCGTCTTCGTCAGCCAGCTCTGCAGCTTGTCGCGCTGGTCCGGATTGCGCACCTGCTCATCGTTCTCGATATCGTCGAGCACGCACAGGTCAGGGCGGTATGGGCCGTGGCGCAGGCCGCGCAGTTTCTTGCCAGAGCCAGCGACCTGGACCTTGACGTCGCCCCGGGTGACGATCGTGCCAGCCTGCCAGACACGGCCCTGGCCGACGGCTTCCGGAAAGTCCATGATCAACCGCGGATTGAACTCCAGCTCGGCCTTGATCGCTTCCAGCATCGGATACGCCTGGTCGATCGAGTCCATGACGATGACCGGATAACGCTTGCGACCGGTGACGATGCACCACAGCACGAACAGCTGCGAGACGAGCGTGGATTTCGCCTCGCCCCGGGACGCCGCGATCGCGTCGGTCTCACTCTTTTCGCTCTTTACGATCTCAACCAGGCGCGAGAACAGATACTTGTGCAGCTCGGATTTATGGGGGCTGCGGATGTAGTGCGGGAAGTAGGTGTTGACGAAGAAATCGAAGTCGTCATTCGCCCGAGCAATGCGCCTGGCGCGCTCGATCGGATCCGGAGAGAACCCGGAAACCTCGGCTTCAATGCGCTGGCGCAACTGAGCGGCAAAGGCGACCAGGTCGTTAAATGCTTCCTTCTGGGAGAGTTTTTTGGCCATTTTTAACGCCCTGGCTTATCCAGCGGCGCTGATGCGCCGGGATTTCGCGGATCGGGTAATTGCGCCACCTCGACGCACCTGAAAATCGATTTGCCCACATAAAACCCGCCGAGCCGTCGGCACTCATCGGCATTGTCGACGTTGGCGCGCCGATAGCCGGCTATGTAGCCAGCCCATATGCACAGCGCGCACAGAAACAATGCCCACCCGGCATTCATCGCTTGCCACTCGCCCAGGCTTCGACCGTCGCCAGCATCTTGTCGGCCAGCGCCGGGTGCAGGCGGCAGAAGAGATCGGCGACGCCCTTGATCGCCCCGGTCTCGATCGCCAGTTGGTCGGCCTCGGGCATCATCCCCTTGCCGGCCGCCTTGAGTTTCGAGACCGTGTCGCCCAGGGTTGCGACGGCGCTGACGGCTGTAAATGGATCATCGGTCTCCTGCAGTCTCTCCAGGAGCGATTCACAGCGCATGAGACCGGCAGCGATGATGCGCCCCATTGCCTGCTCGATGCCGCCGCCGGCGACGATGAGGGAAGCGGCCCGGAATTTATCCCAGTCGTCGCCCGCCTTCTTCGCGGCGTTAAACCAGTTGCGCGCCGTGTGATAAGGAACGGCCACCTTGTCGGCGGCCGCTTCCAGCGGAAGCCCGCCGATATAGGCGGAGCGCAGCTCGAGGCGCTTTTCAGGAGGATGTGCCATTTTTCCACTCCTCAATTTCGGTCGCCAACTCCTTGGGGATGCGCTTCAGTTCGTCAACAAAGAACTTGACGATGGCGCGCTCGGTGGCGTCCATACTGTTCTCTATAAAGTCCCTGAACCCTTGCAGCCCTTCAACGTTACGCGAAATGGATTCGGCGACAAGGCCGTGAGCGATGATGGAAATGACGCGTTTCTGAGCCTTTGTCAGCCTGGCCATCACGCTTCCCCGGGGAATTTCGCACGCTTGGCGACGACGTCGTGGCCGCGCTCCGTGCAGCGCGCCACCTCGCCAGACCACTGGATCAGGCCCATCTCAACCAGCCAGTCGATGTCGGCGCGGACCAGGTCGGCGCTGGCGACGATGAAATGGGTCATCTCGATATCCTTGCGTAGCGCCAGCACGGTCGAGACGCCGAACGAGATCGACATCAACAGCGAGCTGCGGCGCTTGAGTTCCTGAGCGGTCATGGCATGCCTTTCTCGATGATTCTGGCGAGGATCTGGCGGAGCGTCTGGCCCTGCCCTTCGGACTCTCCAACCAAGTGATTGACCTTTTCGGCGAGTTCGTTGATTGCCTCATAGACCCGGGACAGATCGTCGTGACTCGGCGCCGAACCAGCAGCAGCCTTCAGCCCAGAGACGTCACGATCAATTTGCTCGATGCGGGAGGCAACAGAGTCAATCTGGCAGCCGTCGCAACCCGCTTTCATCTTGATGACCTTCTGATTGATCTCGTCAATGTCCTGACCAAGCTGAGTGACGCGCTCGTTGGTCTTGTCGTTGCGCCTCTCCAGGATCACCCACACCAGCCCGAAGAAATTCACAATCCAACAAATCACCTGCCCCCAATCTTTCACTGCTTGGATATCCATTTCCTCTCCCTAAAAGGCGTTAATCGCGTCTTCCAGCTCTGCCTGGCAGTCGACGCATGTTTGAACGCCGGGATAGGCTTCGCGGCGATCCTGATAGATGGCGGCGCCGCACATGTGGCACTCGTAGGCTGAGTCTTCGACGGTCTTTCCCTGGAGACCGGCGCGGATTGCTTGAGCCTCAAGGGCGCCTTCGCGGTCTTCTTCTTCCGCGTGCGTCGCCCAGTCGGTGATGTCATTCACAGTGACGCACCTTGTACAGCGGCGCATCGCCTACAGCCCGCACAACGTCGGCGGGCGCATGGGCCATCCCAAGGCCGCGCGGGGACCACCCGGCCAAGCGATAGATCAGCGCAGGAAGCTCATAGCGAAAAGGCAGGCCGCCGTCCGATTTCGGCGCCGGCCACCGAAGCCAGCGAATAGCGGCGATGCGCAGCAACGTCGACAAGGCCGGTCGAACCTTCCAGCAAAGCATCTTCCAGGCATACACATACGCCCGGACACGATCGACCGGACTGCGGTAAATATCGAAATCCACGCCCCGATAATTCGACAGCGGCACAGGGGCGGCGCCCTGGGCCGTGGGAACCACGACCAGCAGGCGATCAACACTGCCGCAGGCCACCCAGATGGCGATACCGACGTCGGTATAGGGCGATCGCGTCACCAGGCGGGTCAGCGCCGGGATGATGCCGTGTCGTTCGCGAAAAGCGATCAGGTCGCCGGTTCTGATCGACCGTCTAGCGCACTCGTACCGCATTACCGGTCGCCTCCAGCCAGTCGATCAGCCCCCGGTGCCGATCCTTGCACTGGTGATACGCCTTCGCCACCGCGATGTGATTCGTCAGCAGATCGCCGATCATCCCGCTCGCCGGTGGTGGCAGCGGTCCGCAGGGCTCCATATCCGCTGCAGGTGGTGTCAGGATCGGCATTGGCATTGGCTGCGATCCAGAGGCACAGCCCGTCAGGATCAAGGCGGCACTGAGGAGCAGAATGCGTTTGAGCATAGGAAATCTCCTTGGTCTGGATGGCGTTAAAAAACGCCTCCGTTTGGACTTTGCGCGCCGCCGAATTGCTCTCGGCCTTACCTCCGGCGATCGCGGCCTGATTGTGTTTTTTGACGCCACCTTCAACGGCCGCGACCTTGTTGGCCTCGTTGGCGTTGTGCTCGTTCGAGCGCCCGAAGAAATACATGGCGATCGCCAAAACGGCGACGACTGCCAGGCCGATCGCAGCACGATTCATTTGAGCGTCAGCGCCTGCGATGAGATGACGCGCAGGACCGCGTTGACGACCGGCAAAAGCACCGAGACGGCCGCGTAGAAATTGACCGGCAGGAACGGCTGCAGCAGGCCAGTGACAGACTCCAACGCCACCAGGGCGGCGACAGCGATGTTGAAGAGGACCGTTTTCGATTGATACCAGGGCTTGTTATCCATGCCAGTGTGCCTTCACGAAAATGACGATTGAAAAGACGCTGTAGACGGCTCCGGCGATCGTGAGAAAAACGCCGATGATGAACGGCGTGAGAGCGTCATACGATTCCGCCGACTGCCACTTCGGATTGACGTGCGCCCAGACGATGAGGCCAATTCCGACGCCAAAGGTCGCCAGGTAAATCAAGAGCGCCTGCCAGTGTTCAAGATGCATACGTCGCCTCCTTGAGTGGGCACCCTGGCCTAACCATGCCAGTGTGCTTTCATGAAAATAACGAGCGAGAAAAGGCCGTAAGCAGCCCCGGAAACAACGAGCAGGCAACCGATCAGACAAGCCCTGATCTGCCACTCAACCCGGACAAGTCCGTTTCGTACATAGTCGCCAAATGCCCAGGAGATCATCCATGCCCCAAGAGCGATGGGCGCCAAGAAACACAGCAGGGCGAAGGAAGGACCAAGACTCATGATTTATCTCCCAAGAAATAGATCGCGCTCATCCGCGCGCCGCCTGACCAAGCCGGGAAGCTCTTTGCCGCCGCCGTGAATCCAGCGGCCGAACTCATTTGCCGCGCCAGTCTTGTCCCCTGCCTTGAGCATCCGGAACATCGTCGACGTCTCAAACGCGCGCAGGCCAACGTTGAAGCAGAAGCTCGCCAGCGCATCGAATTCGTTTTGGGTGAGATCCGGAAATACCGCAGAGAGATAGATCTCAAGCGGTTCCAGATCTCGGGCGAGCAGCATCTCGCCTTGCGTTTTGGATATCGGCGGGTAGATGCGATCCGACTCACGGACGACATGGCCATAGCCGATGCTGGGCTTTCCCGCAGGACAGCGATAAACCGTCGGGGAAAATGACTCGTGAGACCTGATCAGTTCAAGGCCACGAGGAGATGTATGTTTTCTGGGTGCCATGCGCACACGTTACGTGCGCGCGCAGGAAGGGTCAGTGCCGATGCGCTTCGTTTCAGGGCATTAAAACAACTGGGCTTGCTCGATCATTGCGGACGGACCCGGCGTGGGGGCGTTGATGATCGTCTCGACCTGGCGATAACTGATCGGGCGAAACTCGCGAACGATGACTGAAACGGCGCCACGACCAGTATGACCTTCTTTTATCAGACTATCATAACGCGTGATCATTCGACGATTGCGATCTGCCTTCATCGCCTTAAAACACATGGCGATATACACAGGCTCCGTGCCGCCGTACTCTGCTGCAAGAATCTTCATTGCTTCTGCCCCAATGACTTCCTCGATAGCCGCCCAGGTATCACTCTGGTCTGTTTTCGGGATGCGAAGATCCTGCCCGCCGAACTCGGCGACAAGCTGCATTGCCTTGCCGTGGCCAATTAGGCGAACGATGTCTTCGATGACAGACGGAAGTCTCATGGCTACCTCACGCACCGATTTTCTTGGCCCAAGATTCGAGGATCTGCACGATCATGCGCAGCTCGTCGTAATCGCACGTTTCCAGCTTGCGCGAGACCTTCCCTGCGACGCCTGGCGCGTTAAGTCCCGTCGCCTGGCGGGCGATACCCTCGACCCATGCCTTGCTCATCACCGGGACCGGTGGCGTCTGTTTGGCGCCGATCTTCTGTGCGCAGCGGAAGATCTTCTTTCCCAGGCTCATGCGCTCGCCCGGAAGCCGGAAAACGAAGCGCCACTCGCCGCCCTGGACGCTGGCGTCACCCTTGCCGGCCTTTGACGCAGCCGGAAAGCCGAGTTTGCGCATGGCCAGGATGACGTCCTCGGCCGCGCGGACGTCGCAGAGATCCTTGCTCGAGCGCACACCGGCGACGCGCATCAGCAGCGCCCGGTATTCCGAATCATCGAAGCCGACGTTCTTGGCCAGCCAGGTCTTTCCGGTCTGGATAGTCCGGCAGCGTTGCTTCAGGCGGTCAATACCACGGAGGGCGGCGGATGGGTTCATGGCTGGACCTCCGGGGCAATTTCAACGGATTCGCAGACGCGCACCAGGTGCGATATCGCCGCCTTCCCGCTGGCCCAGTCCGGGTGAAACATGGTCACTTTCAGGCTGTATAACGGATCCTTTGCGACAGCACGCTTCCCGAATATCTTCTCTGCGCGTGCTTTTTCACTGGGGCTCCAGAAATTTTTTTCGCTTTTACGGAGAAATTTCTGCTCCGGGCACGGCTTATCGGCGCGAAACCATACGCCCTTGAAAGTGCCGTCAACGAAAGTCATGACGCGCATCGACAATCCCTTCCAGCGCTGCACCTGGAGAGCTACGCGATACCCGTCGCAAAGCAATTCAACCGTACCGCCTAGGTAGGTCAGCTTGTCTTCAAGCTCCGCTTTTTGTTCTTTGGTCAGTTTCATGACTGTCTCCGTTAAAACCGTCTCCCGATGCCCCGGTTTAACGGGGCATGAGGCGAAGGTTTCGCCTACTTTGCCAGGGCGTCCTTGAGCATCTTGGCGGCGGTGAAGTGCGGCACGCGCTTGGCCGGGATCTGGATGGTTTCACCGGTGGACGGGTTGCGGCCGGTGCGCGCCGGCTTGTCCTTGGATTGAAGCTTGCCGAGGCCGGGAAGCGTCACCTCGCCGCCCTCGTACAGCTCGGCAGCGATCACATCAGCCGTCGTCTTGAGGATGGCCTCGACGGACTTGCGGGTGGCGCCGCTAATGCTGGCAACCTTGGAGACGAGTTCGGATTGGTTCATGCTTTTTCCCCTTTCGTGGGAGTGGTTGGAAAATCGGTTTGGCGGTTACTTCAGGTGCATGACGCCAAGAGAGCGCAGCCTCGTATGCACCGCGCGCTCGACGCTCTTTTGCAGACCAGGGAGCGATAGCGCGGAATTGCATTGATCCAGGCTGAATCCCTTGACCTTTTTGACGCGGTCGTCGGCGCTTGTCGTCTCGACTTCACGCCCGTCGTACATGCGGTATCTGAATGGGTTGCTCATCACGCAACCTCCTTGATCTTCGCTTTGCCCTTCTTGGCTTTCGGTGCCGTTTCCTCTTCCCCGACACGCCGAATGGCATCGGAAATCAGCGTCTTTGCCAGCTTTTCGACGTCTGAGTCGCCGATGGTGATGAACGACTTGTCTGCCCCGGTGATCAGCGATATTCCGACCTGGCTGCGACTCTTCGCATCCAGCTGCGTCAATGCGTCAGACACCAGCGTTTCTTCCGTCCGAACGAGCAAATCGGCCTGTTCCGGAAACAGCGCACGAATACGGGCAATGACGGCCTTCTCGTCGGCGTAATACAGGCTGTCTTCTTCCTTGCGATAGCCAGACCGGACGCCGTTCACCACGATCGAACGCGGCTTTTTGAAGAGCTGCGGAGCGGCATCGAGCATTTGCTGGAGATCATCACGCGCCCGGGCTTCTTCCTCCGCCGCTGCATCGAGGCCGGAGCGATGCCGTTCGTATATCGGCTTGACTGCTGTCTTGATCTCGTCCTGCAGCAGGCTGGCGCGTGCAGTCGTTGCAACGTGGGCAGCGGCCAGGCGTTCTGCGGCTGCGCGGATGTTTTCAAGCGTAATGGTGCTCATTTGATTCCTTTCGTGTGCTGGTTGAATTAGGAAGGGGTGGCCTCGAAACAGCCGAGAAAACGGGCGAGTCGCTGCGTGTCATTGGGCGACAGAACGAGGGTTTCTGCCTGTCGGATGATCGACAGATGGCCGTCATCGCGGATAGAGAACTCGATGTGCTCGGCAACCTCCGGCGTCCGGGGCGTTACCCTTTGCACGGTCGCTTGGGTAGTTCCGACCGTCGGAGAAATGGCCTCTACAGGCTTGAAATGCTCCGTGGCGCAGATCACGCCGTAGCTCTTGCGCGTCGCTTCGCCCAGATGGATCAGGTTGAATATCGCGGCATCAACCTGGCTTTCTGACAGGCTGGTAGTGCGGATCAGATCCTTGCGTGATACTCCCTCGGGCGTGACGGTCAGCAGCGTGCGCACGGTATCGACGGCGGATGACTTCTTTCCTTTGACGGGCATGTGTTTCACCTCATTGATGGGAAGCGCCGGGCGGCGCACGGGTTCGGAGATCGCGCCGACGGACGCCACCCTGTGAGGAGTCGCGGCCGGCGGCTGGGGAACGGATGCGGCAAGCGGATTGCGCAGAGGGCAGGCGGCGCGGCCGGCGTCCGTCAGGCGCCATCCGTGCGGATCGCCCGAGATCAATCCTTTCTTGGCCAGTCCGCCCAGGCTTGGCAGGCAAGGAAAGCGATCGCCAAGCTCTCCGCTGGTCATCTGCCCAGCGCGAAGAGCAATGAGAACGCGGCCGACCAGGCTGTTGGCGGTGATTTCCGGGTTGCTCATGGCATCCTCCGCGAATTGCTCCATGAAACGCGCGGGGAGTAGCCGAGCGCGACGATGAAGCGCCAGGTGAGCCACAGGCGACGGAAGAAAGAATCGAGGATGTTGATGATCACGCGCATGCCACTACCTCCACCCAGCGAACCGACACGTTATTGACCCGGTCGATGCCCTCCCAGACCTTGTAGCGGAGGGCGCCGTCCTGACGGTGACCCTTGAACTCCTTGCGGCCTGAGAACAGCGAGAAAACAGCCGGGCGAGCACCGACGATCACGTAGGGCATGCCGAAGAGCGGTTGCCGGAAGCCGATCACCTCGACCCCGTTTTTGTTGAGCCAGGCGTCACAGCGCTCGATCCGCTTGAGGGCGTCGGCCGACTTCACCTTTTCCAGGTGGCGGCTGCGCTCCCTGGCTGAGACGAAGTCGTAAAGGACTGCGGTGACGGCGCTCATGATTTCGCCTCCGGTCTGTGAGGACAGGCTTGGCAAGCGCGCCAATGCCGAGCGTCGCGCGTATTACTGGTCGGGCACGTGCGTAGCGCATGAGCAGCGCAGTCCTTTGGCGTAATGTCGGATTTCAGATGCGGGCAAGGGAAGCGGCTGTACCGTTCGAGCACTGCCGCTTCAATATGCGCTCCGTTGTAGTCCGGTTCGTTGATCCAGCGACTGACCGAGGCGCGCCCATAACCAATCTCGTCAGCAATGGCGGCCTTGGTCATTCCGCCAGAAATTAGGTCCAGGACGATTTTTCGAGCGTTACTGGTCATCGCCTGCCTCCTCGCGAATAACGGGGATCATCTGCCCGCTATTCGGATCGAACACGCTGTTGCCGCCTTTGCGCATGACTGGCGCCTTGCGCCCGAGGTCGCGGACCAGTGTCCAGCGCTTCTCGCCGTTGCTGGTCGGCGAGGTCGGAACAGCACGCCGCCTCATCTCAACCAGAATGCCGGCGTGCGTTAGACCGGCGACGTAGCGCCCGATGTTGTTACGCGGGTCTTTAGCCTTGTCTTCTTCCGACACGGCGTTGCGCACCAAGTCTGACAGGGTGAACTTTCCCTTGATCTGCATGGCACGCCATGCTTTTTGGCGAAGCGTGCCTTGCATGACGCGCGGCTTTCCGTGCGGGGATTTCGGGCCGGTCCTGGCGCTCACTCCAGCCTCCCGATTTCTCCGAAGAGAGCCTTTAGGGCGGAAACATCATCATCTTTGAGAACGACAGAATTGACGGCGTCGCCAATGCGAACAGTCAAAGTGGCCTGAGAACTGATACCTTTTTGAATAACCAAGTCACCGACCGTTTTCCTGTTCTTGTACAGATTTCCAGCAAAACCTGACCCGAGGTCAAAAATCGTGCTGAACAAACCACAGGCAGGGGCGTCGAACCCAGTGCTTCCAAGGAGCTTTGTGCTTCCGTCGAGAACAACAAATACGGCGATCGCGCTTTTCGACTTAACCCCTTCGTCCTTTTTGAACAGCACGGCGATACGAGGATTCGAGTCAACAAAAAGGAATGCGGCGTGATCCATATCAAACCCCCTTTCGCAAAGGCTTGACCACGCTGCTACGCCGCGTCTGCCAATCAAACATCAGCTCCATGCCGACGCAGTCGGAGAGACTAACGGCGCCACCCGTCTTGCGCCCAACGCGTTCGGCAACAGCGATCGCATCGATCACGCTGCGCACGCGGCCACCGCTCTTGTGGTGCATTTCAGCCACCAAATCATCAGCGATGCGGACCTCTGCCAACTCATCACACAGTTGGCGCACGTCGGCCAGTGTGGCCATCTTGAACTCGACGACAGCGGCAAAACGGCTGGCAATTTGGGTATGCCGCCCGATCTTGGGGATCACGCGTTCGTCACCGGCATAGATGACGAGCGTTTCAGTGCGATCGGAAAAGTCACGGATCTTCTCCATGACTGCCGCGTTGTCGGCCAAGCAGAAGTTCACTTCATCGATTACCAGCGGGGTACCGGTGCCAACCATATAGCCGAGCAGCCGCTCGAACAGTGCTTGGGAGCTGCCCGTTGAGTCGATGCCTGCCTTGGTGGCCAGTTCGCGCATGAACTGGCGCGGCGTCCAGCCTTCATTGGCGCGCAGATGGATCGCGTCGTTCTGTACCGCCCAGTGATCAATGTTCTCGGTCTTTCCGGTTCCAGGCGGGCCATAAACCAGCACATTGGTGGCCTCCATCGCTCCGCGCGACATGGCCTTGTTGACTCCAGCCTCGAAGGCCACGTAGTTGCTGGTTTTGACAAACACGTCTTTCATGTAAACTCCCTTCCGTGGTTACTGCTTCAAATGGGTGGTCGTCAGCCGCTAACTGGCGACCGCCCGCTTCTCAAAACGCTGTAACGCCCCCCACATTCCCAACTCGTCGATCTGCCGCGCCAGCGGCTCGATCTTCTCGGCCTGCTCAAGCAGGTAGCGGGCGCGGTGTTCGTTTATGTCTTCCGGATACGCCGCCAAGTGGCGCACTAGAACGGGGTCTTCCATCTGATTGATGCGGCGGTTGCGGGCGATTTCTGTCTCTCCAGGGCCGGGCAGCACATCCGCCCGTGCGCCGGACACGTCTTCCGCCTCAACTCGCACTGCCGTCGATTCGATGAACGGCCCGCTGAGCGGCATGTCCAGGACCACGCCTGGCCGCTGCGCCTCGATCGCCGCCTTCTTGGTATCCAGCCGGGCCAGCTGCTGGTCGGCCTTCTTGTTCAGCGCGATTTCAACGAAGCTCTGCATGCGATAGCCGCGCGCCTCATAGAACGTCGCCGTGTACATAAAGACGCCGGCCATGTTCTTGATATAAACCTGGCTACCATCCTCGATGTCGTAGGCGACCAATACGTCCTCGCCGTTGTGGTGGTCGAGTTCGGCATGGTGGTAACGCTGGCCAAGAACGGAAACGCAGCCGCGCGTGACGCGCTTCACTTCATGCACGCGGAAGGCGTCTATCAGTTCCTCGCCCGAGAGTGGCCGGCGCTGCCAGCCGGCGGCGACGAACTCGGCCATCCGCTCGTTTGGCGTCATGTGCCGACGCTTGCCGGAGGCATCCGTGATCTTCGGCAACGCGCGATGCGGCATGTCGTTGAACTCGGCCACGACGCGCCTGATCCATTCCACGGCTTCAGACCAGCACGAAAATACGATGCCGCAGCCGACCTTCTCGGCTTCAGCGCGGAGCCGCGCGAATTCGTCGGCGTCGCTAGCGCTCGCAGCCTTCGTCAGCTTATTGGTGATCTTGTGAATGCGGATTTGCGTTCGGGAATCCTGATCCTTGCCCTTGTACGTAGCCAGTTCCTTGCTGCGTTCTTGCAGATACTTGTTGAAGCTCTCGGCGATTCCGTTGGCCTGGCTGTTGCCGGGGATGTTGTGCACGATCTCGATTTTTCTCCGCGCCGCGATCGAGGCTACTGGGTCGAATTCCACGCGGTCGTTCTTCACAGCCCCAGTGTTGTCGGTCTGCCAGAACAGCGGCTCGCCATCTTCAATGCACACGGCGTACAAACTTCCGAGAATCACCGACGAGTTCTCAGATAATCCGATGGAGCGGGTGTCCGCGTACGCCTTGCGCGTCGCCACGTCGTGGCTGTGCCACACTTCGCCGGTCACCCACTTGCCGGAGATCGGGTGCGGGGCGTAGAACTTCGTCGCCCATCCGTCCGAATGCACTTCCTGCAGGGGTTCCATGCCCTCGGCCGATCGTTCGTGGCAGAACTTGAACGGGTTGATTGCGCTGCCGGTGTTGCGCCCCTTTTTAGCATCGAGCTTGCTGTATTTCTCGCGATACCACCGCGCAACCGTTGAATAGTCCGGGTATTCCCGCGTCTTGCACACACCGTTGCCGGAATGCATCTTCCAACCATCGGCCTGCAACTGCCTTGCCATCGCGTCGTAGGCTGTCTGGATCGCCGGTTTTTGCGGCCGCTGCATCTGCGCGAGAAAAAACGGAGCCCACGGCGGAACGCTCATGTCCTTCGTGCGCTTTTTAGGCAACAGCGCGTCGTCGCCGCCGTATTTCCATTGCTGCATCCAGCGCTGCATCGAGCGCTTGGTGAGCATCGCGGCGAATTCCTCGACATCATCCAGGGCGATCGCCACTGGCGTTCCAGTCGCGAAACTGACCTCGAACCGGAACCCGTTCTTGTCATTCGCCAGCGCGCACCACAGCGCCTGCTGTCGCGTGAGTTCGCCCTTGGCCAGCAACGCCAGCCACGTATTGAACGCCGCTGACTCGGTTTTACAGTGCCCAACCGCCACCGACTTGCGAATCGCCGCCAAGATACACAACCGTGCTTGCTGACAGACGAGCTGCTCGGCGTCCGCCATTTTCGCCGTGATAGGCGCCCGAACAGCCAGCGACGACGATTTGATCGCCGGCAGCTGCGGCGCCGGGCTAACAACGGCCGGCAGGGTTTTGAGAGCCTGCCGTGCCAGCGCGTCACGAACGTCTTTCGGAAGCGATGGAATCGGGTAAACCATTCCACGCCCAGATTTTTCTGATCCCCATGCTTCTTTATTAGCGCGCTTCTGTGCAGCCTGTTTTGATATGCCAAGCGCCTCGGCGACTTCAGCCATTGAACACCGTGACGCGGCCTGGGGTAGTGGTGCATTCATGACTGCACACCTTGTTGGGAGAGGCGCCCCACCATTCCATTAGAATGGTTATGCAGGCTACCAACTTGCATATCCATCAACTTCATAGGAGACGCCTCATGGAAAACGACACAAATGAGTTGCTGCGCACCCTGCTCGTCGCCCAGGTATTGACGCTGGCAAAGACCATCGAAATCAGCAAGAACATGGGAGATAGCAGGCATTCCAGTACCGATCATTTTGTTGGCGATGCCATTAGGGAGATTCAGCGGGATCGCGCTTCCATCCTTCAACGGCTTTCGAATACTCGGTAGCCGCGCTGCAATCCAGCGTGGTTACAGCGTCGAGCCAAAACAGGGCTTTCCTGAGCACCTGCCTGACGATCGGGGTTGGCATGCCATCGAATTGGCGCAACAGTATGAGAGCGCTCAGATTCGCCTCTTCATCCGGCAGACTCGGTGTCTCATAATGGAGGTTGGGAACAGAAGGAAACTCGCTCATCCCATCTCTCCCATGGCATGTTTGAGCTGTTTGATCTTCCGAGCGGCGTCTTCCTTGAGCCGCTCCAGCTTTCCGATCTCGGCGTCCAGGGCTTCCTTGCCCATCAGGATCTTTCCTCCGCGCACGCTGGAAACCCAGGCAATCAGGCTGGTCGTTTCGACGGCGACTTCAAAGGCGGGGAGGTATTCCAAGGGGAAGCGCCAGGCTTCGCGACTCTCCGCTGTCCAGGAGTCGAGTTGGTGCTTGGTGACCGCCTCTCCCGTTAGCTCGCTCATGCGGGCCGCGACGATTTCCCGGGAGTGCGGGCAGGTCTTCAGCAGATCAGAGAGAAGCCGGCGAAGCTGGTGACTGAAGTTCAATGCACCGGGGATGGGGGCGGTTGGTACCGGAACCTCAAAGAGGTCCAGGGTGGCTGTGTCTTGGTGGCGTCTCATGTCTATGCTGCCTTGCACAAATAACCATTGCGCGCTATATCAGCTGCGGTAGACTGAATGGCACGGAATCCCTGCGGTTTGCGGGTGCCGTCTTCGTTATAGCGTGAAGGCCAGATTTCCTTGGGATGAACGCCAATAGCGTCGGCGATCCGCTTTTCGTTGGCCGGGTAGCTGCGCGTTAAGGCAGCAGAAAGCGTCGAGGAGCTGTTCAATCCATGCGCCTCGGCCAACCCGGAAAGGGTGATGCCGCGCATGTGCAGTTCCATTTTTACTTTTGCTGGGTGCCAGTCCTCTCGACTGGTTTTTTTAGCGGTGTTGATTGCCATCTTTTACGCCTCTTGGTCGTTGCGCGATGAATGGCATTTGAACACATTATTTTGTGCTACGTCAACACAATTGACAGTGCTTTATTTGGTTGTCGACGAATTTTTTCTCAGGTGACACAATAAAATGTGTATTTTGTTTATTTATCAAATATCTACAGGCGTCGACAACCAATGACCAAGGTTGTCGACAAAGTTGTCGACGGTGTCAGTAACGTCGACAACCAAAATAATGGAGATATCGGCCGGCGTATGAAGGCGGCCAGAGGTGCGCTTGGTCTAACGCAAGACGGCCTAGCAAAAGCTATTGGTGTTTCAAAACGAGGGATCCAAGAGAACGAGGTACGTAACCGAGTCCCAGGGGGGGATGTTATTTCTGGGATGATAAAACTCGGAATTAACGCTAACTGGCTTCTTACTGGAGAAGGCCCGATGCTGTTGGCCGATCTTGCTGGAGAGAAAACGGCAAGCTGCGGAGACAGCCTGGAGGTCGCCGGTGCACCAATTCCCGGTCTCATTGTTATGGATGAGTGCCACCCCGCCAAAGCTCAACAGATCAATATCAAAGCCCTGGCGGCCATCCTTGAGGGCGCGTTAAAGATCGCTCCGGATGCACCACCTGAAAAGCTTGCCGCTCATACAGCGAGTCTGTATCAACGGTGCATAGAAGAAGATCTTATTACCCCGACGGGTATTGGCCCTGGGCGGATGGCTAAAGCATCCTAATTCCGCCTCAAGTAGTTGTTTGGAATATATGGTTGTGGCATGCTCTCTGGCTCAGAGGGAGCATGGAACAACAAGAATACAAATGGCTATCTGCAATATCGCAGATAGCATGGCGGTCTCAACAGGACAAAATAGATGACGATCCAGGGCCTTTAAGAATGAAGGCTGTGACTGGTGTCGCGGGGTCTTTGCATCATCAACAAACGCAGGCCGCGAATGAGCTTGCCGCCGGCCTCTGTTTATTCCTGATCGTTTTTATACTAGTTAGTGCCAAATTTCGCGCAATTTTGACCAAAAATGGACCGGTTTTGTGCAAAATTCCGGGGCACGTTTTTTTGCCCTTGTTTTGGCTGGCCGCCTTGAAATATAAGGGGCCGCGCGATTTTCTCCCTGCCCTTGAGGCAGTGCCAAATCAATCACCTCCCCACACCAATGCAGTCGTGGAGCAGACATTGGATTAATGTTGGTGAATTCCAATTTTCTGTTGCGCCTCCGTGATGAAGTTCTACCACGTCATCGAGTCGCGGTAGATGAATCCAAAACTGGATACATCTAAGTCGGGTCGTTCAGTGCTTGAATCGGATCGAGACGACCATATCCTCCGGTCTTCCGGATTGACGGCAGAACTTCCGCAGTAAACCACTTCTTGAACCGTTTCGCCGACGGCTTGCGGCTCCCCATAATCAGCGAATACAGACCGGACTCATTGACGACATTCACCCGATCATTCCCGCGAGATATGCCCTGAATTGAAATCAGGGCTTTTTCATCTGAGTCCAGACGATCAAGCGCCTTCGGATGCATCGCCGGGAAACAGTTCATCAAATCGGATTATTCTTATATTAGAGAAACATTAAGGTTCTGGGTTGTCTGCCGTTGATACAGATGGGTACCCATACTGCTACCTGTGTCTTCAAGGAGCATCACATGTCTGTTGGTTCAATTGGCTCAAGTTCTGTCTCTTTGGCAACTCTTCAGCAGCAGTCCAATTTTGCTTCTGCTCAGCCTGTTCGTCGTGAGGCTGAAAATGACGGGGACAAGGATGATGGTAGTGCTGCGGCGTCCGTTGCCAAAGCGCCTACCGTTAATCTAAACGGCCAGGTTGTTGGCAAGACCATCAATGTCACCGCTTGATTAGCCAAAATATGCGCCCCGGCCATTCGTATTTGAATGGTTCGGGGCGTTCTTCTATTCCCCGGTTGCAGATACTCGCAAGATGCTGGATCGCCTTGGATTGATGTAGGCTTAGTTTTCAGCCTACATGAAAGTTCCGATGCTGCGCGGAGGTTTCAGGGAAGAGGAAGTGTTCAATCTCCCGAAAGACCTTATCCGCGTAATGCTCGATGAACTCAGAAAAGATGGCTCAGATTTGAGCCATGTCCAAGAGTTCTACGATTCTCGTGGTTATACGAGGGAATTCCTTCTCCCGAAAGACCTGACCCTAACGCTGGTAACGGGATACGACGTTAAACGCCGGCACGCCATCAACAAGCGGTGGATGGAACTGGAATCTTTGACATATGTGTAATCTTTGCCAGATTGGTAGTGTGTTTAATTGCCCAAAAACGGATCAATGCGGCAAACAGCGCAAGCACGTCATGTTTGACGTTCGCAACATGCTTTCTGGGCTTGATATTCAATCGGCTGAGTTTTCAGCCGATTACAAAGACAGCAGTGGCCGGATGCAAGAAGAGTTTTGCTTGCCAGAAGACTTGGCGCTGGCGTTCGCAACCAGATACGACGTGAGGCACTAGCAAGCAGAACCGCTGACTATGAGTAGTCGCGAAGTCGCGGAACTCACGGGAAAAGAACATCGTCATGTTCTTTTTGACATTAGAACAATGCTTGATCAGCTTGATATTGACTCAGCCGAGTTTTCGGCTCAGTACAAAGACAGCACCGGGCGAAAACTACCTTGTTTCAATCTGCCCAAAGACTTGACGCTGACGCTTGTTACCGAATACGACGTTGTTCGTCGGCATGCCATTAACAAGCGGTGAACGGAACTGGTAAGCGGGGCGAAACCTTACGGAGGTTGCACTGAAACCGACGAAAACCCTAGTCTGGGTTTCTAAGTTCGGCTTCGACCTCAGCTACTAAATCACTTGCGGAACAACGCAAGGCTTTCGCGAGTTTGAAAATTGTTGCAAGCGAGGGCATCTTCTGGCCTAGCTCCAAGGCACTGACGTAAACACGCTGCAAATCGGCTTCAAAGCCAAGTTGCTCTTGCGTCAAGTTGGCCTGTCTGCGAAAGCGCCTTAACACGATCCCGAATGCTTTTGCTTGTTCCAAATGTTCCTCCTGAAAGCGGAGGAATTTGGCGCGTTCACCTAAATATAGTCTTCATACTGCGGTATGAATATGATAAGGTCGTAACCTCATGGTAAATGTTCATAGCATAAAGAGGTGGTTGCATGTTCAGTAAATTCTTATTTTGTGCCATTGGTGGGGCGTGCATTTTCTACGGAATCATGCGGCGTGACGAAGCGAATAAGCGATATAGCAGGTGTGTGAACTCAATGGCAGAGAACAATCTCATCTCGTGATGATTTGCCATATATCAGGGCTGGACGCGACAGCGACAGGATTAATGCGAACGCAGCTATCGTGGTCGGCCTAGTGCTGTTTATTGGCTCTGTTATGGGATGAACAGAGATTTATCTACTACTGACTAGTCACTCATCGGGAGAAATCATGCGCAATCTAGTTGTTATTACCTCTGCCTTCGTGTTGTTTGGATGTGCGGCGCCGAACACCGGTATTACCGAAATCAACCCGAACCATTACATGTATGCCAAGCAAGACTGGATGTCTTGGTCGGGCGCTACGGTGAAGGTAGAAATGTTTAAGGAAGCAGCCGAGTTTTGCAAAGCCAAGGGCAAGAAGATGGAAATCCTTGGGCAGTCATCACAAGACGCAGCGGCCTACACGTCTTCCGCTGGTGCCGAAATCCAATTCCAATGTATCTGATCGGATTCGGCGCCTATTGATAGCGCAGTGTGCTTAGGATTGCACTGCGCCGTTCAAACGGGCTTTCTCGCTTATAACCTTCGCTGCGTTTTTCAACATTTGAGTCTTGGTCTTGGCGTTTGCCTCTCGCAGTGCTAAAACAACAAAACGCTCCTGTGCCGTCAGTTCAGCCATGTTCATGGGTCATCTCCTTCGTAAGTAATTGCGGTTAATGGGGCCGGAATAGGGTAACGATACTCTTACGGGTATCTGTCGCGAGAATGATGTTGAATGCGCGGGTTTCGACGTTTTGTGGAGCGTAAGACGTTGTTTTGTTGGCGTTAATTTTTATTAGCGTTGATTTAAGTCGATGTTATCGGTGTCGGGCAGAAATATGCGCGAAGGGATTTGGCAATGACTCGGTTGGCGACTCCTTCAATAATTGCTTGTCCTCACTGCCAACAATTGGCGGTGAAGAAGGGGGTTTCTTCGTTCAGTACCGGCGGCCTGACGCGTTGGTCAGACGGGTACGCATCAAGTTGGTTAGGCGGGACATTGTTTACGCGCTGCTGGTCATGCCACGGCGTGTTCTGGCTCGAAGATGCCGCCTATGTCGGGGATATGCCTTACGAGACGCAGAAACGTCCAGGGTGGTTCGCTCGCCTGTTTGGTGCCAACGAACCTCCGGAGATTTCCGAAAATTGGCGCCGGGCATTTCCCATAGAGCCACCTGATATTGATGCCATCGTTGTCGGTATCGAAACCATGAGCCGTGATGTAACAAAGGCAATGGAGCAACGTCATCGTCGCCTTCTTTGGTGGAAACTCAACGACCGCGATAGGAGCGAAAGGCGGGCGGTTCATTCGGTTTCTAGGGCCATCATCGACACTCACGAAGAAAACAATTTGCTTCGATTGCTTGAACTGTCGATAGATGAAGGTGCGCCGACCATCGAAACCGTTGAAATTCTGAGAGAACTAGGTCGGTTTGATGAATCCCGTCTTGTGCTAGAACGGGTCGACCAGAACACGACGGGCTTGGAAATAATCGCCAAGAAGATTGCGGTAAAGGATTCTCGGGTGTGTGTAATTCAAGAGTCCGATTACCTGCGGTCGAACATGCTAGGGGGTGATAATGGACAAGAAGACAAAGAATTTAAAGGGTGAGAACGTAAGTCCGACTGAGTCGGATGAGCCAGATTTGAAAGAATTGATTGCCGAAGAGATTCTGTTGCGCCAAATGGAGGCTCGTATAGCGAAGCGGGAAGCCACCGAGAAACTACGGCGAGAGTCGCAGGGCGAAAACTAAAAGAATTGGTTAGCGTCGTCGCTAACATCGTTTAGCGGCATCTGGCATTCGGTAAAGATCCGCTTCCTTATCACGTTAACTGTCGAAATCGACCCAAAGCCGATCTTCGCCACAAACCTGTACTGGTGGCAGGTTTCGAAGTCCAGCAGACGTTTAGTGCGACCGCTCAAGGGCAAGTGCTCGGCGATTCTGTTGAAATACTCCACGAAATGACGCGACACCGGTACAATATGCTATAAGCATGTATGTAGTGGGGTGCTGCGATGATGGGGCAACAGAAGAACGGGCAAGACCGGTTGTTCTACGCGTTCAATCTCGAAGATCATGTGCCGGCTGGCCATCTGTTGCGTGGTATTGATGCCTGCATCGACCTGAGCGGATTGCGCCAGCACCTGGCCGAGCACTACAGCCACACTGGTCGCCCGTCGGTTGATCCCGAACTGATGATCCGCATGCTCATCGTTGGCTACAGCTATGGCATCCGCTCCGAACGCCGCCTGTGCGAAGAAGTGCACCTGAACCTTGCCTACCGCTGGTTCTGCCGCCTTGGTTTGGAGGATTCCGTACCTGACCACTCGACATTCTCGAAGAATCGGCATGGCCGGTTTCGTGAGAGTGGTTTATTCCGCTGGGTATTTGACGAGGTGGTACGCCGTTGCATGGTATCTGGTCTGGTCAAGGGGGAAGGCTTTGCGGTCGATGCCAGCTTGATTGCTGCCAATGCAAGTCATCAGCACAGCGTCCAGCCGGGAGAACCCTGCGACTTTGATCGTGCCGAGATTGATACCCGGCCAATGCGGGAGTACCTGACGGCGCTTGATAAAGAAACGAATGCAACTGCTACACGCAAGATTTCGCTCAGCGATCCGCACTCCCGC